GAAAAAAATAATTACTTTAAAGTCTGAAACAAAAGCTCATTAATAAACATTCTTACCTGATAAATCTTTTGTTATGTTTAATTGAATTTAGAAATAAATTAAAAGAAGCATCGCGATGCATAATGAATTGAAATTATGAACATGTTTGTGGGATAAAGCTGAATGTGAAATTAATACTAGATACATGATCACATTAAAATTACTTCAATTGGTTTTAACGATGTAATTATATTTCAGCATTGCGTTGATATCTTTTGTTAGATTTTCATAGTATTTGACTTTTTTTCGTCGTTTAAATATTTTTGTGTATTTGCCATCAATTATATTTAATACCTGCATCAATGCATCTTTTTCGTTTAAAGTATAAAGAGAATTGTAATTGGTTTCAATAATATAATAAAACTGCATACACACTGTTTTGATTTTAAAAAAATCGGTGTTATACAGTATAGTATAGAATTCATCATAATTATATGTAAATTCAATTATTTTTAATAGTATTTCATTTGGCAAGTCAAGCAAATTAAACATAATTATAATAGTATTATTTGGTATAAATTCTTTAAATGTTATTATACAGTTGGGATGAAAGGCCACCCTTTTTGTTCACATATTTTTCGCCAAATACCATCCATGTCACAAAGTCGTGTTCGTGTTTTGAGAAGTTGTAAAAATGGCAATATTTCAGTATATCCAATTAATTCACAGCATTTATAAATCATATATGTATATCGTGGAAAGTTTCGTCGGTTTTTGGGACAATATGTAATAAATGGTGCACTAATTTCAATAAACATTTTCCGAAGCTCAGCTTCTATTTCTGGGGGTATTTGTGGGGGTTTTTCGCCTCTTAATTGTAGTGTAATATATGGGACGTGTTCATAATATTTACTTAGTTTAAGTTTTCTTAGGTATCCACGTATCTTTTTTTGTGTAATATATCGAGAATCGGTAATCCGCTCTTTTTTGATTTCTACAAGTAATTGATCAAATATGTCTTTTGATATCTTGGTAACTTCTTTGCCTTGGATTTGGTTAATCCATTCATTAAAATGATTAATTTTCTTGTAACTAAATGAGTACATTTTATCATTATTTTTTTCCTTGTATGATGGTTTCGAGATTTCAGATATAATATATTCTATTTTTCCACATGATTTGCACTCTCGACATCCTCGACTGATGGCAAACTCATCAACGGCATTGCATTCCATACATGTATCGGCATTGTTTTCCATATCAATGTAACAATCATCGTCATCATCTAAAATGTCATTAAACTTTTGCATATATGCATCCAATACTTTTTCTTTGTTTAATTTTTTGGTTACTTTGACAAAGTCATTAAAATCCCCATTTATATTTGCAACTTTGGTGGGATCATCATAATAAAATTTAGAGTATATATTGGCAAGGTCAAGGTAATAATCTTTAACATTTTTGTTATTTTCTATATTGGATATTTCTTTCTTTAATTGATTAATTTCATTTGATAATTTATGTAATTCTATGACTGATTCATGATATGAATTATCAATAGGTGTTGTTATATCGGGGTTGTTAATTTTATTATAAATATTTTTATATTTGATTGTGAGTTCAGCCATTCGTTGTTTGTAATCATACAGAGATCCTTTGAGTTCATTGAAGTGATTGACAAATTCTTTATGCTTAGAGTGTAGTGTTGTTCGGTTATCGAACACAAAGTTTTTGTTAGATTTTATTTTGAATAGTGACATTGCGGGATTAACACAATTATATTAGTATTATATTAATTATAATTTAAGTTCATAAAAAGGCGATGAATAAAATCGATGTTACTGATGTTCATTATTTTATAGGTAAACAATATACAAACAATACAAAGTTAATGCAATCAACTCCCCTACAAAAAACTGATATAAAATGTATAGATATACCACCAGTATATTTATATAAAATACTTGTTTTATTTAATTGTTTTCTTGATGGATGGTGTGTTGAAATATATAATGGTAGAGTAAAATTATCAATTAATAAATCTAAACTGATTCAACCTGATTATACATATGAAAAAGCGTTCGATATCGATGGATTTATCGAACACAATAGCCTTTATTAAAATAAATAAATAATTAATTAATTGCTTTATTTTGCGTATTTTTATTTTCTTGGGCTTATATATAAATTAATATAAATCTATAATTAAAAAATGCCAGGTGGACTTATTCAGTTAGTTGCTATCGGTGCACAAGATGTTGTACTTACAGGTGAGCCAGAAATTACTTTCTTCAGTGCTCTTTACAGACCATATGTTAACTTTGCTATTGAAGCAATTGAGCAAACCTTCACAGGTACTGCTGATTTTGGAAACAGAGTTACGTTTGATCTTTCCCGTAGTGGTGATTTGATCACTAATGTATTACTTGAGGTGTGTTTACCTGAAGTTGAAGTACAAGGACAAAATCCCACTTTCCAATGGGCTCCTAAAATCGGTAATACTTTGATTAAAGAAGTTTCGATTGAAATTGGTGGATCTACAATTGATAAACAATTCGGTATGTTCTACAATGTATGGAATGAGTTGACCCTTCCTTCTGAGAAATTAGCAGGTTATAATACAATGGTTGGTCAACAAAACCTTAAATTTAACAAGACTGATCCTGCTGATATTGTTGTGTTCGAAGATGGATTACAAACTCCTCTTCCACTTCAACCATGCACATGTCTTCAAGTACCATTGTTCTTCTGGTTCTGTAATAACTCTGGTCTTGCGTTACCAGTTATTGCTTTGCAATTCCACAACATCAGATTCCAATTTGAGTTCAGGAAATTCGAAGAACTTCACAGAATTACTGGTACTAATGTTACCATTGTTGGTGGAACTCCTCGCATTAAGAGTGCCACTGTGTGGGTAGATTATATCTATCTTGACAACAAAGAAAGAAAGAACTTTGCTAAGAGTCCTCATGAATATTTGATCACTCAATTGCAAGAAATCAACGAGAGTGTTACTCAAAAGAATCATAATGTTCGTTTGAATTTCAATCATCCTACCAAGGAATTGATTTGGGTAATTCAAGAAGAAGCCGCAGTTGAACCCAATGTAAATGATTGGACTAATTGGGAAGTTGTTAATCCAGTTAACCCTGGTGTTGTTGCTGGTGACAACCCATTGACTGATTCATTGATTAAACTTAACAATACTGAACGTTTCGCTAGACGTAGAGGTGAATACTTTAACTTGGTCCAACCATATTATCATCATCTCAGAATTCCAGCAAGCAAAGGTGTGTTCGTATACAGTTTCGCATTGAACCCTGAGGAATACCAACCATCCGGTACTGCTAATTTCTCTCGTATCGATAATGCTACTTTGGAATTGACTCTTAAGAATGTCACCTCTCAAAATCCTGCTAAGGTCTTTGTATGGGCTATCAATTACAATCTTTTCAGAGTTGCTAATGGAATGGGGGGCATTGCGTACGCATCATGATCTAGAGAGAGTTGCAACCGGTATGTGTGTAATAATAAAAATATATTATTAGTTATTCTGCTTATTTTTTGTGTGAGCTTGTCATGAATTTACATATTTTTTTAACTTGAGAACAAAATTCATCATAATCAATTTCGCGCTTCATATAGTTACATGTTTTACACGATGGTGTGCAGTTACTCAGTATATACGGTAGTTTATTACCTTCACTATCCATAGAATTAATACGGTCAATACCCAATCTACCAAAGTAATTTCCACAATATTCACATGATTTATTAGTTGTGATTTCTTGAAATTCAGTGCTTGTAAGTTTAAATTCTATTCCTCTTGCAGCTGATGTTGTCTTGTACCTTTGGTATGTTAATTTATTATCATTGGCTGCTTCAAATTTGTTGGAATATTTATCTTTATTTTTTAATTGGATAAATCCCATATTATCACCAATATATGCAACTTTCCTTTTGAAATCGGATGCCAAATCTGATCTCTTCATTATACAACATAGTGCACATGTTGGCAATACATTGCCTTTTGTGTATCCACGATCAACATTGTCACGACACATATATGACATACTATAGGACGCTGGATCTGCAGGCTTTCCACAAAAATGACAATCTAATTCAATTAATTCTTGAACATAATTATCACTTAAATTGTATGCGATTTTATGCTTTTTTGCATAACATCTTAAACTACTTATTTTTCGTGATTTGGCATATAACTTCCTTTGCAACAAATACAACTTATATTGCAGTGACTTTCTGTATTGTCTTGCAATCAGTTTATTAGTTTGAAGATACTTCGCCCTTTCAGCAGGCAGCATATTCTTAATCCAATTGGCTTTGTTTTCCTTAAGTCTTTCTCTAAATAACCTGCCATACGCTTTTTTGGCTTCTTTTCGAGCATTATTTGTTTCATATAATTCATATTCTTGTGATCTATCCCTGTTTGATCGTGTTATTTCGACGATCCTGTTGCATAATTTGCATGTCAATATAATCAATCCCATAAGTGTCATTGGATGATTTTCCAATA